CTTTTAATCTCTGTATTGCTTCTTGAAATCTTTTTTCATAATTAGCCATAATATCTGGTTCACCTTTCATAAAAGTATATGCTTCTACTAGTGAACCATATAATAAACAATCTGGTGCATTTGTGCCTATATAACTTGTTCCATCACTACTTGTTGTAATAGATGTAGGTCTATACTCATAATGTAATTGTGCAGTTAAATTTGCATTAGGAGTTGGTGCTACAATAAAAGTATCTTCATCAAATCTAGCATAATATTTAGGTATTCCTGTTGTAGAACTATCAGGATATGCTTCTCTAATAAAAGCTACATCTTTAAATAATAAATATTCATAACCACTATTATCTACAGCTAATGAATGTGATGATAAAAAATCTGCAGGTGTTGATAAATATTGATTACCAGATGTAAAAGTACCTGTAACATTTTTTCTAAATACTGGAAGAGATACTAATTTTTGTATTCTATCTTCAGTATTAACAATAAATTCATCTAAGTTATTTACAAAAGTAGTTTCTGTATTATTAGTATAATCTTGTATTGCTGTTTTTAATGTTGTAAATGTTAATGCCATTATCCTGTACTCACTTTAACTATTCCTACTTTAGCTCTTAGTACTAATCCTGTTCCTGCAACTGGATTAAAACCATAGTATTCAGTAGATGATTTTTCACCTCTATCGGGTCTTGGATTATAAAGTGATTGATTATCTGATGTATCTACTTCACCAATTTTTAATTGAGGATGGTCTATATCAAAACAATCATTACAAACTCTTAATCCATTACGAATACCATCTTCTATTTCGTATTTTAAATCGTTTAACTTATAAGTAAAACCACACCTATCACAGTCTCCTAAAGCTTTTTTTCCTAAAGCATAACTCATCTGTAAAGATTCATGTCAGGTACAAATTTAACTGGAGCTCTTTCTCTGTCTGCATTACTTACATCATTCCAAAGTTCATCATATCTTTGTTTAATCATTGGAACTCTATTTATTGCTTCTGGTATTTTACAAGCTAAATTATATGCAAGTGCATAAGTAAGACATGGTAAATATCTACTAGGAACATCTGCATTATTACTAGCTACATTACCTGCATCTTCTATTCTTTTAATGTAATCATAAACTAAAGTATATGTTTCTGTAGAATCAGGAGTTGCCCACAATACTATATTATTAGAAGTAGTGCCTTTATCAATAAAAAATTGAGTTGGTTTTGATTGTAATAATTTTACAGCTTGATGATTATATTCTGTTCTTGATATTCTATTTAGTCTTTGGTCAAACTGATTATCTGTATCTCCTGCATCAGTTCTAATAAAAGCATCTATAACTTCTAAAGCAGAAGATTCTATTGCATAACTACTTGTTCCAGCAGTAAGTGTTTGAGTTGCTTGTTCTATTTTCCAAAGATTTAATCCTTTATTTTGCCATTCTAAAAATATAAGATTTAAAGCTCTTTTAGCTCCTTTATAATCATAACCAGAACGCAATTCACTACCGCATAAATCATAGGCTTCTTCCATGATATCAGCTAAATCTAATGTAAATGCTGTTGTTCCACTTGTTGCCATTATTTACCTTTCTTTTTTCTAATTGCTTCTTTACCTTTTTTAGCTATAGCTGCTTGTTGAGTTTTACCTGCAACCTTAGCTCTTTGTTCTAATACAGTTAATATTTGTATTTTACGAGCAAAAGGTTTATTTATTCTTTTAACTTTTGCTACAGTTGCTCTAGCATCTGCTGGAGTTTTAAATTTAATACTAACTGTATCTTTTGGATTTTCATCAGTATATAACCTACGACCTGAACCTTTAGGTTTTTTACCTGTTCCTACTTTAGGGTCTCTACGCTTTCTCAATTAACACTTCCACCTTCTACGAGCTTGTCTAATTCTTGAATTAGGGTCGTTTCTAGTTTTAGCTGAACTGCGTTTCAGTTGTCCTAAAGACCTTGCACAATAAGATTTTCTGCGTTTTGCTGCCTTGCTACCTTTTTTAACTTTACCAGTAACAGCAGTTTTTAATTTAGAACCAGGATTTAATCTCCTATAAGCTTTTACACCAGCTTTAGTCATACCAGCACCAGACTTAGTAGGTCTAAAGTTTTTTTTATTTCTAGGAGGCATTTTAGCCTGTTTTCTTATTGGCATAGTTATTTAATTAAGACTTACCGCCTTTCATGCCATATTTAGTGTTTTTACCACCCATCATGCCACCTTTAGTTCGCATCATAACTTTTTTACCTGCAGCATAACCTTTGTTTTCCATAGGCATATCATTAGTCATTTTAGTACTCATACCCATACCAAACATTCTTTTGACATACTGTTTATTAGATTCAGCACCCATTTCAGTTGCTCTTGGTTGTCTGCCACCAGCCATGCCATATTTAGTATTTTTGCCACCTTTCATGCCATATTTGGTATTCTTACCACCTTTCATACCATACTTAGTGTTTTTACCACCAGCCATGTTATATTTTGATTTTTTACCTGCCATAATTAATTCCTTTATTTAGATGCAGCTTTTTTAGGTCTCCCTCTTTTTTTAGCTGCGGGTTTTTTAGTTGTTTTTTTTGTAGGTTTTTTGCCACCAACATAAGCCTCATTAATATCTGGCGTAGATGGGTCATCACCGATAAGTTGTCCTTTTTCGTTTCTTGCCCTTTCACCATTCATTTCATCACACTTGCGTTGTGCATCTTCTAAGTCTGGGTCAGGACCAAATATAGGTCTCCATATACCATCCTCTGAAGCCTCTAAAACTTTATATTGAGGTGGAAATTGACCAGTTTCTGAAACTATATAATTTTTACTTTTTGCCATAATTAAATCCTATTAATCAGAATATACTTTTATCATTTCTATAACGATAGAATAAGTATCTCCTGAAGAGTGTCCTTTAGTGGTAAGAAGAATATCTCCTGTTTTACCACTACCTGCATTATTTGGTAATCCACCAAAATCTTTAAAATCCATATGTCCATTACTACTTTCAGCAAGTTCCATTAACAGAACATTACTTGTAGCATCTAAAAATAATTGAACAGACATACCTACGATAGCATGGCTAATACGCATTACTCTAACTTCAGAACAAGCTGTACCTGCTGAGTTAGAAGCTAAGGCAGATACATCTACCTTAGCTACTGCTGATTCTCCTGTGCCATCGCTGACATTGGTAAATTTCATAACACAATTTCTTTCACCATCAATAATGGTTTGTGATGTTACTGCGTCAGCCATAATTTACTCCTAATTAAGCGTCAGAAAATGCTGGTACATCTGCACCTTCTTGATTACCCCAGATATACCAATTAGTACTATCTTTAGCTAATATATTAATTTCAAACAAACCAAAATCTGTAAGAGTTAATATAGAGTTAGAGTTACCATCTGAATACACAGAAACATTATCTGCATTAGAATCTAAATGAACAATACCACCAATAAAGAAATTAGTATTAGAACCTGTGCTAATAATTAAGTTCTCTGTTTCTTCTGCAGCACCGCCATAAATTAATTTAAAATATACACCTGCTGATGGAGAAGGTAATGTTAATGTACAGTTCGCTGATAAAGCAGGAACAACAGAAACTCTACCACCATGAGTAGTTGCTGTTAAAGAAATAGCTGTTGTATCAGCTAATGCAACAGGTGTTACTTGCATACCATTAGTGTCTAATGTAAATTCAGTAGTAACTGCTCCTGTCGTTGAATTTTTTGATACGACTTTAAAGCCGTTTTCGGACCTGATTGGTCCATTAAAAGTTGTGTTAGCCATGTGTTTCTCCTAAAAGAAATAATCTATCATCTTGGCAAAGTCTGCTAGGTCAGTTGATAGATTGATTTATAAAATACCTAGAGTTATATAATATAACATAAAAAAAAGGGGAGCGTGTGCTCCCCTTAACAGTTCTTACGAACTACCTGGTGAACCAAAGATACCTAGTGGGTCAGATACACCGAAAGAATATCTTTCTCTCGCTTTATATCTAACATTACCAGTATCGAAGTCTCCATCCATAGTAGTAGTCATAGGTGCTCTAACAAAATGCTTCATTCCATCTGGAACATCAGTAGTAATAAAGAAAGCATTAGTATCAGTTAAATAATGATTAACTGAATAACCTTCTGGAATTACTCCATTAGTTTTTACTGCATTTATGTCATTGTCAGCAGTTCCTACTCTGTAATCACTTTGTAACAATCTAGTTGCTACAAACTGTAAATCACTAGGAATAATAAGCTTTCTAGCTTTTGCTGCAATTTTTAGACCTCTTTCATCAACATATTTGCCGATTTGAATGATTGCATCTTCTAAAGATGTTTCATTTAAATCTGCTCCTGTTGATGGTCTATTACTATTTGTGCCACCATTTACAAGTGGGTGAGCTGTGCTAAATAAAGCGACACCATCCCCTGAAGAAAAAGTAGTTGAGAATCCATTGTTTAATGGAAACGCTGCTTTTACTTGTTTTGTATATGACATAGCTCTAGCTAATGCTTTAGTATATCTAGCTGATACAGATACATAGAGGTTATCCTCCATAGCTTCTTCTGTAATGCTGAATCCTAAACCAATAGTTTCATGCGTATATCTAGCGACAAAAGATTCTTGTGCAGTATCATAAGTGATAGCTGAACCTTCATCTTTGACTGGAGCTGCTCCAAAACCAGATAACTTTAATTCTTCTTCAAAACTTCTTTCAGAATTTTCAGTTACATAGATTTCTTCGTGCTCGTTTTCATAACGATTATATTCTTCTCCGAATAATGCGTTAAGACCAGGTAAGAGTTGTTTTAACTCGTTAGCTCTCGAAATAGCTGCCATAATTTACTCCTTAACCTATACCTGTTGTATTTAACAACTGGTGTCCAACATTAAACATTACTAATACATCTGTGAAAGAATCACCAACAGCACTATCTGGTCCGTCAACAAAGTCAACGATTTTAACAGGTAGTGTATTAGTGGTTGCTACAGTAGATATATCAACCGAATTTTTGCTTGTGCCTATTGCTGTACTTCCTGCAGTTTGCACAACAGCACAGTTCTTACCAAGGTCATCTTGGTCGGCTGCACCATCGCATTGCATTTGCATTAGTATAAATGGGTCAGAAGCAACATATGCAACAATATCATCTGCAGCAGTTGATGCTGGATAATATTGATTTGGTGTGAATTGACCTGTTGATGGGTCTGTGTAAGCACATCCAAGGAATACACCAATAGGTGTTAAAGATGTTGTACCAGTATCTTTTTGGATAGTGGTATTAGGGTTATCATCACCCCACTTTACAAAATCACCATAGAATATGTCTGTGCCATAAGCATTTTTAATTTTGTAATGTGTAACTTTTCCTTGATATGGACTTCCAACAATAGTACCAACTGGTCTAGCTCCATGAGGAGTTGCACTTGATGACATAATTGTCTCCTTATCAAATAATTAATAAAATAAGAAACTAAGAATCTTTACCAAATGTTGTTCGTGATTTTCTTTCAAAAACTTGTTTAGTAGCCATCCTAGAATCTTGGTCTTTAAAATATGTGTTATCTACAGATTCCATTTGAGATTGTGCTAAATTAGCAAAATATTCATCTCTAGCTTTCGCTTTTTCTTCTGGCATCTTACATAACAGTTGTCCACCAATTTCAACATTACCTTTCTTTGACCATTCAGAGTTGTGGTCCATCATATGAATTTGAAGTTCTGGATGGTCCTCTAATCTACAAGGTTGCCATCCTTCTCTTAATTTTCTTGATACATTAGGATTATCAGCATTACCTAAAAGGCTTGTTCTAATATACCTAAAGACCCACCCTTCTTGTGGTGTTGGATTTGGTAAGTTTGATGGATTCTCCCAACTTTGTATGCGTTGGGAAGCCTCTCGACTTTCTATTTCCCTAGGGGTACGCTCTTGTGATTGCTCTTTGCTATCACTATTTGTTTCTATATTATTTTCTTCGGACATTTTAAGTCTCCTTTAATAATTGATTTGCATACTGCTCTGGAGTTATATTAAGACGCTTTGCGAGGGCGACTTGGCTCTGAGTCAGATGTATTTTGCGAGGACTTTTACCGCTATTCCTCGTTGCGGGTGCTACAGGATTGGTTACCTGTCTTTTAGGTGTAATTTCAACTTCTTCTGTTTCCACAGGTTGTTGTTGTGTTACACCAAAAAAATTTGGAAATTGTTCTTTCATTTTTGCATCAATCTCAGAATAATATTTCTGAGAATCTTTTGCAGGGTCAATCCCATTAACTTGTAATGATTGGTCTAAATACATAGCATATGATGTCATTTCTTTATGTATTGGGTCAGTTCCCATAAACCAAGGATTTTTTTTAGACCATGCATCCATATCTGGGTCAGAAGGTTTTTCAATTTGTTGTTCTTGTTCTACATATTTAGAAGCAACATCTGTTTGTAGTTGTTCTGCATAATTACCAGCTTGTTGTTCTGCTAAAGTAGCTTGTGCTAATTCTGTTTGTGCAAGAGCCATTTCTTCTGCATTACCTTCTTCGTAAGCTTTTTTAAATTTTTCTTGTGCGTTATATTTCGCCCATTGTGCATTATTAAGTGCCTGTTGGTTTAATACATCGCCTCCTTGTGAAACTACACTTTGTAACTTTTGATTTTCTTTCATCAAAGTTTTTAATGCTCTTGTAGCTTCTTGTGATTCTCTTAAAGCTTGTTCTTTTGCTCTACGCTCTTCGTGAAACTCATACTTAATTTTATTAATTCTTTCACCAGCTTTTTTACTATAATCTGCAATCTCTTTGTCTAAAGCTTCATCATCTACAGGTTCTTCTTTAGTTTCTACTTTTGGAGGTCGTCTATCTTCTTCTGGTCTTTCATCAATAACTTCTACTTCAATATCTTTTGAAGATGCAGTATTAATCTCATTTGTAACACCAAAAAATTTATCTTCTGATGTTTGCTCAGGTATTGATTCTGGTATTGATTCTGGGTTTGTATCTATTACTTGTTCTATACTTTCACTCATGCTCTAACTACTCCTGTTGGGTCATCTACTACTGCTTCTACAGTATCATCGTTAATTAAACGAAACTCTTTACCATACATTTTCATTCTAGTACCTGAATAAGCTCTAAATATTACCCAATCACCTTCTTTGCACCAAGGTCCAGATGGAAATCTTTTTTTATCAACATATGCTTCTTTACCTAATTTTAAAACATAACCACAGATATTTGATGTTTCTTCATCAACTCTAGTTTGACTAGCTTTGATAATGCCACCATCTGTAGTTTCTTTAGCTTCAGGCAT